CCCGGCAAGGACGAGTGGAAGTTCGAGCAGATCAAGGTGCCTTTCACCAAGGAAGAAACTCTGCTAGAAATAGCATCAGCAATCCGCGAGTTGGCTCAGGCCATAAAGGAGAAATGAGATGCACGCACTGATCGTCGATGGCGCAGTCGCCAAGTACCCCTACACCATCGGGATGCTCCGCAAGGACAACCCGAACACGTCGTTCCCGAAGCGTCCGAGTGACGAGCTTCTCGCGCAGTGGGGCATGCAGCCCGTCTCGCGCACCGAGCGCCCCGATGTGGATCACACCAAGAACGTGACCGAGGGCACGCCCGTCCTTCAGAACGGCTACTGGCGGCAGGTGTGGAGTGTGGCCGATGCGAGCGCAGCCGAGATCGCTGGGCACAGGCCGAGGCTCAGCGCGCCGAAGCCTATCGCACTGAGTCTGACCCGCTGTTCTTCAAGTGGCAGCGCGGAAGTTCAACTGAACAAGAATGGCTGGATGCGGTGGCCGCCATCAAGGCGCGCTACCCTGATCCTGTCTGATCTAGGAGGACGATCCAATGAGCGTTGTTATTGGTGGCACGACCGGCGTCTCGCCTGATGGGTCGTCCTACAAGGAAGACTTCCTTGCGCTGAGTGGCACGACGCCCTCGGTGGACTGCGATCTTGCCAATGTGTTCTCGCTTACCCTGAGCGGGAACACGACCTTCACCTTTGCAGACGCCCCTGCCAGCGGCACTGCCTTTGGCTTTACGCTGAAGATCGTGCAGGACAGCGGCGCGAACGGCTACACGGTGACGTGGCCCGCATCGGTGGACTGGCCTGCGGCCACAGCACCCACGCTGTCGTCAGGTGCGAACGAGGTAGATGTGTTCGTGTTCTACACCACGGACGGCGGCACGACGTGGTATGGCTTTACAGCAGGGCAGGCATTGGGATGAGTATTGCACGGATCATGCAGCAGGCTGCGGCTGGTGGTGGCGATATTGGCGCCTGGGATTTGTCCTATGCCTATTATGATCCGCCTGTCACATGGGATGTGTCTACTGCTGTTTATTCGAACAAAAATAAAAGTATTGCTGCAGAAGATTTGGCCCCACAAGGTGTATTTTTTAAACCAGATGGCCTTAAAATGTATGCTCTTGGGGGGTCTGGTAACGACATTAACGAATACGATCTCAGCACGGCTTGGGATGTATCTACAGCTTCGTACCTTCAGAACTTCTCTATTCTTGCTCAAGAGAATCTGGCGCAAGGTTTTTTCTTTAAGCCTGACGGTACTAAGATGTATGTTGTTGGGGCAGAGGGACAAGACGTTAACGAGTACGACCTAAGCACTGCTTGGGACGTTTCTTCAGCTTCGTACCTTCAGAACTTCAGCGTTGCCTCTCAGGAAACAAATCCACATGGCATATTCTTTAAGCCAGATGGCACTAAGATGTATGTTATTGGGCGAACTGGTGACGACGTTAACGAATACGATTTAAGCACGCCTTGGGATGTGTCTTCAGCTTCGTACCTTCAGAACTTCAGCGTAGCGTCTCAAGAAAGTGCTCCTTCGGATTTAGCCTTCAAACCTGATGGCACAAAAATGTATGTTATCGGAAATGAGGGAGACGACGTTAATGAGTATGACTTAAGTACTCCTTGGGATGTGTCTTCAGCTTCGTACCTTCAAAACTTCAGTGTCTCTGGTCAAGAGACAGCACCAACAGGGTTTTTCTTCAAACCTGATGGCACCGCTTTCTACATTGTAGGCACCGCCAACGACCGCGTATACCAATACACTCTCGGCGGGTTTAGTATTGCTGCTCAAGAGACAACCCCACAAGGAATCTTCTTCAAGCCCGATGGCACTAAGATGTATATTCTTGGGACTACTGGAGATGACGTAAACGAATATGATCTAAGCGTTGCTTGGGATTTGTCTACTGCATCCTATCTTCAGAACTTCTCTGTTGCTACTGAAGACACAGCCCCGACAGATATTTTCTTCAAGCCTGACGGGACCAAGATGTATGTTCTTGGCAATGCTGGAGACGACGTTAACGAATATGACTTAAGCACTCCTTGGGATGTTTCTTCAGCTTCGTATCTTCAGAACTTCTCTGTTGCTGCTCAAGAAAACCAGCCCTTTGGGCTTTTCCTAAAGCCTGATGGCACTAAGATGTATATTTCTGGCAACACAGGAGACGCTGTTTATGAGTATGACCTAAGCACTCCTTGGGATGTATCTTCAGCTTCTTATCTTCAGAACTTTTCTGTTGCTGCTCAAGAGAGTTCTCCAAATGGTATATTCTTCAAGCCTGATGGCACTAAGATGTATGTGGCTGGTGCGGGAAATAACGGCGTAAGTCAGTATGACCTAAGCACTGCGTGGGATATTTCTTCGGCATCTTATATCCAAGTTTTTGATGCTGACGCTCAAGACACAGTTCCACAAGGGCTTTTTTTCAAAGATGACGGAACGCAAATGTTTATAGTAGGGAGCGTAACAGACGCCGTATACTCCTACACCTTAGGCCCCCAACCCTAACGAACAGAAAGGACTGATACAATGTTCGTAAAAACCACAAACGACCAGATCGACAAGTACCCTTACTCGGTGGGCGATCTGCGGCGTGACAACCCCAACACCAGCTTCCCGAGGGTGATACCTGCAGCCACCATGGCGGCCTTCGGCATGTATCCGGTTGGCTATGAGGCTGCCCCCGAGTACGACCCGATGACCCACCGCATCGAGCACAGCAACATGCCTGTCTTGAAGGATGGTAAGTGGGTGCTGACGAAGACAGTGGTGGCTCTGACGGAAGAACAGATTGCTGACCGCACGGCAGCCAAGGCGAAAGAGGTGCGTGAGCAGCGGGCCAAGCTGATCGCGGAGACAGACTGGATGGCGCTCAGCGACAACACGTTGAGCCCAGCTTGGGCCTCGTATCGTCAGGCACTGCGTGATATAACGGAGCAAGCGGGCTTCCCCTACGATGTGACGTGGCCCACCAAGCCGGAGTAACGCCATGACCACGACCCTCAACGCAGACACCGTCACGGGCGGCGCGATCATCAGCGGTGATGCTTCCGGCCAGCTTGGCCTGCAGGCTGCTGGCACCACGCTCCTGACCCTGAACGGCGACATCGTCACGTTCAACAAGGGCATAGGTGAGACGATCTATGCCCTGAGCGGCACGGCCCTCGATCCGGCGAACGGCACCATCCAGACAAAGACCCTGAGCGCCAACACCACCTTCACCGACAGCCTGTCGGCGGGTGAGAGCATGGTGCTGCTCCTTGATGCGGGTGCCTCGTACACCGTGACGTGGCCCACGATCACATGGGTGACCTCAAGCGGGAACTCCGCGCCGACGCTCACGGCCAACGATGCCTTCGTCTTCTGGAAGGTCAGCACCACGCTCTACGGCGCGTACACCGGGAGCTATGCGTAATGGCTCTGCTGTCGCAGGCATTCAAGGCTGCTGCTGGGAACGCCCAAGAAGCCAGAATCGCGTTTGTCGTTGCGGGTTCTGCCGACACAATTACAGCTATTGATCTCTCTGACCCTTCAAACCTTGCAGAATTGGGCAGCTATACCAGTGCCAACCTCAACAACCCTTGGGGGGTTGCTTTGGATGTTGGAGCAAAAATTGCCTACGTTGCAGCTAGAAACTCAAACAACATAACTGCCATCGACATATCCGACCCAAGCAGCATGAGCGAGATAGGAACCCTAAGCGTCGCAAACTTAAACGACGCCACCAATATTGCGTTGGATTTGGCAAATAGCGTCGCATATGTAATCTGTGCTGGGCAAAATAAGCTCACCTCTGTTGATATATCTGATCCGGCGAATATGTCTGAGCTGGGAAGTATTCAAAATGCCGGTTTAGCTGCCGGGAAGGGCATCGCTCTGGATTTAACAAACTCGGTCGCTTATGCAACGTCAGAGAATAACGACAGAATCACCTCTGTTGATATATCTGATCCGACAAGTCTTTCTGTATTGGATAGTGTAAGCGATCAAACGAACGGGGCTTGGGGGATCGCTCTAGACACTGCCAATTCGGTTGCCTTTGTCGGTGCTTGGATTGGGGATGACGTAACCGCTTTTGACTTTTCAACTCCCGCGTCGCTGTCTAAGGTTGGGTCTATTGGCACCAGCGTCAATGGCGCACAAGGCGTTGCGTTTGATCCGACCAACGAAATCTTGTATGCCGCCTTGCGGGACGGTGACGGCATTACTTCAATTGACGTGTCCAATGCGGCCAGCATGTCTGTGCTTAATAGTTACACAAGCGCAAACCTAGACGGCGCTCAGAATGTTTCTATAGATGTCAGCAACGGCGTTGCATATGTGACATCGTTTAATTCTGGGAGCATTACGGCAATTGATATATCTAACCCGTCCAGCCTATCCGAGCTTGACAGCCATTCAAGCGCGAACCTGACAGATGCCCGAGGGCTTGCCCTCAACATTGCGGGGGTAGAGTCTACAAGGGCCTACTCGTGATGGGGTCAAAAACCTTGCTTTAGTTGCACTAGCCCCAACTAACCAAGGCCCGTGACGCGCGAACCGTGACCTGATAAGATGAGGCACACAACTTCTGACGGTGTACGCTGATGCCTCTGACCAAGCTGCAGTTTCGACCCGGTATCAACCGCGAGACGACCTCGTACACGAACGAGGGCGGCTGGTTTGACGGGGACAAGATCCGGTTCCGGGCGGGCATGCCCGAGAAGATCGGTGGCTGGCAGCGCATCTTTCAGCGCTCATATGTCGGAACGGCGCGGTCTCTGCACTCATGGAAGGCCCTGAGCGGCACGCGCTACATCGGCGTCGGCACGCACCTCAAGTTCTACATCAACGAGGGCGGTGGCTATAACGACATCACGCCCATCCGCAGCACTGTCACTGAAACCGAAAGCATCAGTATCACGCCTGTCGGCGTGGTGGGCACGGGCCAAACAGGAAGCCCATTCATCAACGACATCAGCGTTGAGGCTTTTGGTGAAGTTGGCTTTGTCACTGTCGAAATTGACGGCGTCGTGGATGGCGTTGGCGTGGGCACCGGCGTCCAAGCAACTGGCGGCGTAGGCACGGCAACCGTCCTGACCGACAGCAACACGTCATTTGTGCAGATCGCGTTTTCCGCTACACCCGGATCTGACGAAATCACGATCACGGATCAAAACCACGGCGCCGTGGTCAATGACTTCGTCACCTTCAGCGGGGCGACGGGTCTCGGCGGGAACATCACCGCCAACATCCTGAACCAAGAGTACCAGATCACCGAAGTGGTGGACACGGACACCTACAAGATCCGCGCTCGCACGGTCTCAACGATCTACGACATCACCTTCGATGGCGTCATCACGCCGACCTACGTCACAGCCAACGTCTCGGACACCGGCTCCGGCGGCAACGTGACGGTGGCCGAGTACCAGATCAACACCGGCTTGGACACGTCGCTCTTCGGCACCGGCTGGGGCGCTGGCACTTGGAGCCGAGGTGCGTGGGGCTCTGCCGCCACCATCGACACTCGTATCGACACGCTGCGCCTGTGGTCACAGGACAACTTCGGGGAAGACCTGATCTTCAATGTGCGCGATGGCGGCGTCTACTACTGGGACACCAGCGTGAACAGCGCGACAACCCCGTTCACGCGGGCGGTGCTGTTGTCTTCTCTGCCGGGAGCATCGAACGCCCCGACAATCGCCAAGCAAGTCCTTGTGTCAGACGTGGATCGCCACGTCATTGCCTTCGGCTGCAACCCGCTGGGCAGCAGCGTGCAGGATCCGCTGCTCATCCGGTTCTCGAATCAAGAGAACGCAACCGATTGGACGCCGACTGCAACCAACACGGCAGGCGATCTGCTGATCGGCTCAGGATCCGAGATCATCTGCGCCGTCGAAACCCGGCAGCAGATTCTGGTGTTCACGGACATCTCGCTGCACGCCATGCAGTACCTCGGCCCGCCCTTCACCTTCGGGATCTCGATGATCTCGGAGAACACGTCGATCATGAGCCCGATGTCCACTGTAGCTGTGGACGACACCGTGTTCTGGATGGGCCAAGAGGAGTTCTACGTCTACAACGGTTCGGTGAGCAAACTGCCCTGCACCGTGAAGGACTTTGTGTTCAGCGACCTGAACATCAGGCAGCGCGAGAAAATCTTTGGCGCCACCAACTTGGCGTTCTCGGAAATCTGGTGGTTCTATCCGTCAGCGGACAGCGATAACCTCAATCGCTACGTCGTCTACAACTATGAGCAGGGAATCTGGTATTACGGCACGCTGGCACGGACGGCGTGGATTGACCGTGGTGTGGAAGACTACCCTGTCGCTGCCGGAACGGATGGGCACCTGTACTACCACGAGATCGGCTTTGACGACGGCAGCACGAACCCGGCCTCGGCGATCACGGCATACATTGAGTCCAGTCAGATCGACATTGCCGACGGCGATCAGTTCAGCTTCGTGCGCAGGCTGATCCCGGACCTGACGTTCCGCAACTCCTCGTCACTCACCCCCAGCGCAACGTTTACGCTCAAGGCGCGGAACTTCCCTGGTGGCGAGTACCTGCAGAGCAACGACCGCGATGTCGCAAAGATCGCCTCCGTCCCGGTGGAGCAGTTCACCGACCAAGTGTTCGTGCGCCTGCGCGGCAGGTCGATGGCGCTGCGTGTATCATCAGATGATACAGGTGTGGGCTGGCGGCTCGGCTCTCCGCGAATCGATGTGCGTCCTGACGGGAGACGTTGATCGATGTCGCGCAATGTTCCCGCCCCATATTTCCCGATCCCGCCGGGAGAGTATTCACAGCGCTAT